GTCTTAGCGATGTAGCTGATAAGTTGATTATCCCAGCCTTTAAGGCGATGGAATACTCAGAAAAAAACATAGAAGAATTTTTTAACCGAGAATAATATGTCTATAACAATATCTAATAAATTAAATTAAAAAATATATGAAGTATAGTCTAACAAAAAATAAAAAGGAATACTGTGGAGTAACTTTATTCCAAATTAAAGCAGAAATGTCTTTTGGAAATGTTGAAAAAGGAGAGTTAGGTGGATGGATAGAGAAAGAAGAAAATTTAAGTAAAGATGGTAATGCGTGGGTTTCTGATAATGCAAGTGTTTATGGTAATGCGTGGGTTTATGGTAATGCGGAGGTTTATGGTAATGCAAGTGTTTATGATAATGCGAAGGTTTATGGTTATGCGAAGGTTTATGATAATGCGAGGGTTTATGGTTATGCGAAGGTTTCTGGTGATGCGTGGGTTTATGATAATGCGAGGGTTTCTGGTAATGCGATGGTTTCTGGTAATGCGGAGTTTTCTGGTAAAATAAAAATTATATCAGGTTATTTCTTCGGTATGAGATATGACAAAGAAGAAATTAAATACAAAGAAAACGAAGGACAAGAATTGATTTACAAGGGTGAATCTAAATTTGAAGAAGTAGATGATGAGGTTGAAAAAGCTATTAAACTCCTAACTGAAAAAGGAAAGTTAGTTGATGGTAAAATACTAAATCATTAAATTAAATAACTATGAAGAAGGAACAAGAATTTAATCTTTATACAATTAAAATAAAGAAAGTAAGAGAAGTAAAGAAAATAGGCGTTGGAAGTTATGAATACAAGGATAAGTTATTTTGTGTGGATATAAATCAAGGATACGGAAGACACGTTATGTTTTGCGAAAAAACGCTTAAAAAATTATTTAAACATATAAAAGAAGAACTTTATCTCTAACTCTTTAAAATAATCCTATGTCTATAACAATATCTCTAGTAGTAATAAATGTAATATCAAGTAGCTGTATGACTCCTATAGTTGATGGAACAGTGATAACTTGCCTTAATTTTTAGATAGATAGTTTATAGCTGATGGTTGGATTCTGCCGAAGAATAAGGCAGACAGCAGAAATGCTTTTTGTCTAATCCTGTCATCAGCAATAAGTTATGTATCTTAAATCTAGGAGATGGGGAGTCTCTGGGGTATCAGGTAGCTACCTCCCGAACGCCTCCTAGATTTAGGATATATTAGTTTAGACCATTCAAACCCGAAGATGTTAATGGTTCGTCAATGGATTACGCCTAGTCCTACAATTCTGCAGAGTTTAATGTCTTCGGATTTAAATGGTTTAAGTAAATTAAATTAAGTTTATGGACATAACTAAATGTAATGACGAAGAATGCGAACTTAAACATCAGTGCTTTCGTCATGAGGCAATACCTGATGAATATCAATCTTACTTTATAGGAAGCCCAAGAATTAAAAAAAAGAATCCTAATGAAAAAGATAAGTGCCTATATTTTTGGAAAATAAAAAATGATGATCAAATAATTAATTAATACTATGCCATGGAAGAAATATACGAAAAACTTTCGAAACGAAACTACAAAGAATATTTTTCTTGCCAATTACCAGGATGTAATAATCCTATAGTAAAACAAGAAGGACAAAAAATAAGAAAATATTGCTGTAAAGAACACGCTAAAAAAGCCCAAATGATGTATAAAAGGATGTATGAAACCAGAAATAAAGATCGTGTAAAAGTTTGGAGAAAAAACTATGCTAATAAATTAAAAGAAAAAAATGAAAATCAATAAAGTAAAAATCATCAATTTTAAAAAGTTTGAAGAAGAAAAACTATTTGAATTTAAGGATTCAAACAACATCTCCGGATATAACGGATCTGGAAAATCAACTATCAAAGATGCAATAATTTTTTGTTTCTATAATCGCACCTCAGAAGGATCATCCACAGAATCAAACAAGTATATCTCTAACGGAAAAGTAAAATGCTTGGTTGAAGTTGAGTTTGAAAAAGATGGAATAACTCATACGGTAAAAAGAGAAAGGACAGATAAGCAAACAAGAATAACTTACTGCGATAATTCACAATCAGAAGATGATTCAATAATAACTCAAAGAGAATTGGATTCAATAATTCCTTCTTATGAGGTTTTTCAAGCTGTTTTCAACATAGGCTATTTTATGAGGTTATCAGATAATGAAAAAAGAGAGTTTATACTATCATTGACTCCATCTATCGATAAAAGCGAAATATATTATGAACTAGGAGGTAAAGATGAATGGTTATTTGGAACTGATTTTAATAACATTGAAGGAAATCATAAGAAGTTTCTAAAAGAAAAAAAAGAAAATGATGATGAACTTATCAGAATAAACGCACTTCTTAAAGATTCAGTTAAAATTGAACTTACTAAAAACCCATACGAAGATAAGTCAAAGGAGATAGCTGAAATGAAAGTTGCTATAGAAAATTCAAGAAAGATAGATGCCCTTTGGGAAACAAGAAGTTTAAAGATGAGAGATAATGAAGAAATAATAAAAAATAACGATACCATCTTAAAAGAAATAGATCAGATAAAAATACTTGAAATAGAAAAACCGTCAAGAGAAATAATTAATAATTTAACAAATAAAAAAAATGAATTATCGAAAACAATTAACCTCCCTGAAGGAAAATGTCCGCTATGCTTACAAGATATTCTCCCTGAACATAAAGATAAAATTGACGAAGCTAATAATAAGGTTGCTGTCGAAACTAGAAAACTTCAAGAAGAAATAGACAAGGAAGAATTTATTTTCCTTTCAAAAGAAAAAGAGTATAATGAAAACGAAAATAATAAAAATAGGATAAATGTATTGTCAGCTAAGATAAGAAATATTTATCCGTTAGAAAACATACCTGAAAAAATAAATGTTGATTATGATCAGTTTAGAAAATTAGAAGAAGAACAACAGAAATACTTATCAGAAAAATCCAAAATAGAATTATTAAAAAAACAAGAAGAAGAAAGAGTTTTAAAGGTCGATAAACTCAAAAGCACTATTTCAAGCATCAGGACAGAAAATGATATGTACACTCAGTTGATAAGTATCTTTTCTCCTAAAGGAATACCGGCCAGAGAAATGGACATCAAATTAAAACCGATCATAGAAAAGTTCAGAGAGTTTATACCGGAAGCAAATATATCTACATTAGAACTTCTTAAAAACGGATTAAGCTACAAGGAAGTATTCAAGATTTTTTCTGGAAACAAAGAATACTCAAAAATGTCATTAGGAGAAAGGACAAAGATAGATATTGCCTTATCACAAATAATAGATTCATTTTTGAAAGATAAAATAGGAATATATTTCCTAGACAACTCAGAAGTAATAGACACTGTTCCAAATATTTCTATCCAAAACTTCATATGCAAAGTTTCAACCGATAAACTAACAATTAATTAAACCTCAATGGAAAACAATACTCAAATAATTTCAGAAGATGAGATAAAAAAACTAAGAGAATCGATGGCAATGAAAGCCGGAGAAAATATGCAATCATTTGAATCAATGTCTGTTTTGACAGTTTTTAATGGAAGCACAAGAGAATCTCAGTTTAAACATGGAGATCTAGTTCTTTCTACTAAATCTGATAATGGATATTCAGAAGAAAGTTTTTCTAAGCCCTTTAAATGCGTGGTGATAAAAACTAGGATGTATTTGACAACTAAATACCAATGGACAGAAAAAGGACTTCCAAGATACATCACTAATGAGTTTGATAGCTATGGAGACAATGAAGTTATCATAGTCAAAGAAAAAAAAGATGATAAATATATTCCTGTTTTTACTGGAAACTATAAACAAGTACAAGAAAAATATAGCAGAAAAGATGATCTGATAAAAGAAGGCTACCTAGAGTTAAGACACGCTGTTTATGTTTTGTTGGAAGATTTTAATAATCCTAAGATAATAAAATTAGATTGCAGAGGAATGTCAAGAGGAAGATATATGGATTATATGAAAACATTTGACAGAAAAAATGGAGAACATATGGTTGGATTCTGGACAGAAGTAAGCACAGTGTTGGTTGATAAAGATTATAAGGGAAGGCCATTAAGAGTTCCTGCCTATTCAATGTGTTTTGAAAAAGATTCAATGGTTTCTTTCAATGATTTGAAACAAATAAGTTCTATTCAAGATAAGTTTAACAGTGATCTTCAACAGAGAGATATTAAATTTGAAAACATACTTGAGAAAAAACAAGATGTTAAACAATTGGAAAAACCTGTAGAAGATATTCCTACGATAAATATCGATGAAGAAGAAGCTGTTGAAATACCAGAAGAACCAATAAAAGACGATAGTCAAATACGAATTGAAGATGTTCCATTTTAGTTTTTTAAACTTAGCACATTTGACATATAAAATCAAATGTGCAATAGTATAAACAACTTAAACCTGATAAAATGAAATCAAAAAATCAATTTAAGTCAACACTAGATTTTATAGGTTTTTCATTTACCTTGGTTTAGTCTAGTGTTGGCTCAAGTTGATTTTTTTAATTATAAAAATATATGGATAAAACAACAAAAATTTTAGCTTATGAGGCAGTTGATTTTAATGTAAAAGACAGCACGGCAAGGCAAATAATAAGATATGTTATGGAATGTGAATTATGGAGACAAGATACTGTTTCTCCATCTAATAAATATTTAGCAGAAAAATATAATTGGACCTTAGAAACAACTAAAGTAGCAATAGCAAAAGCAAAAAAAAGTAGCTTTATAGCAACAACTGGATACGGTAAAAATAGATATTTAGAATTAAACGTTTCTTTTTTAAAAGGAAAAATGGCAGAAGTATTTCAAAAAAAAATAAAGACAGAAGTAGATTTTTCAGATGTTTTACCTAACACTTTACCTAACACTTTACCTAACACTTTACCTAACACTTTACCTAACACTTTACCTAACACTTTTTTGAGCAAAAAAGACTTTATAGAGCCAAAAACAGAACTTTTTGATGGGGACAATAATAATAATAATAATAATAATAATAATAATAATAATATATCAAGCGAGCTACGCTCGCAAAATGAAACTGATAAAAAAAATTCTGATCAATCCAAACTAGATGAAAAAAATGAGGAGGGGTTAGAGGGGAACGCAGTTCCCCTTAGAATTCCGCCGCCGCCTCCGAAAAAAGATGAATTGATTGAGGAAAAAAAGGAAATAATGAAAATATTCTACGAATACAACAAAACTTTAAACTTTAAAAATAAAACTTACTGGAAATCTGCTGAAGAATTATTAAAACTCAAAGATTCACAAGGAATACCAATGGGGATAGAAAGAATTAAAAAAATAATACAATACGCTATTCAGATTCAGGGAAAAAAGTATGCTCCGACGGTGACTAACCCGTATGAACTAAAAGAAAAACTGATAAAAGTTATGAATTATCAGCAAAAAGAGCCTGAAATATTCGTAATAAACGAAAAAATATGAACTACACTCTAAACATATCTGGAGAAAAAATAAAAATAAACAATGACGAGTACTTGCAAATTTCGCAATTACTGGCAGAAAAAAGATCAGGAATGTTCTACCTGAAAAGAACTGGAGAGTGGATAAGCCTAGGTCACGTGATATCGATAAAAAAAATTGAAAACGGAACAATTTTCGGAGAAGCTCTAAAATTGAGTTCTAAGGGCTTCTACCCCCAAAATGGTATCAATGTATCATCTAGTCATAAAAACCTCGCAGAACGCAAAATTTAAGCAATAAAACGATTCTATGAACAACTTACAAAACTTAGAAGCGGAGAAATATATTTTGGGTTCACTGCTATCGGGTTCTAAAAAGATAGACCTAATAGCACAAAAGCTCAAAAAATCAAGCTTTTATTGGGAAAAACATAGTGTTATTTACGATGCTATTATAAATTTATACAAAAATGAGGTTATTTCTGACATAATTACTGTTAGCGATTATCTTGAAAAAAATAATAACTTGGAATTTATCGGAGGATCGTCTTATTTGGCAGAACTTTGTAAAAACCACACAACAGATTCTCAGGTGGAACATTATGCTGAGATAGTTTTGGAAAAAGGAAGTCTTAGGATGTTTTATGAGTTTTTTGGAAAAGAATATGAGAAAATAAATCTTGGAAAAATTATTGATAAAAAAACAGTTTGTGAAGATATTGAAAAAATACTAGGAACAATAGATGATGACAATGAAAAAAGAACATCAATAGATGAAATATTAGACGATTATACTGCAAGTCAAGAGGCATATTCTTTGAAGAAAGCCGATGGAGAATTAAGCATTGGAATTCCCTGCGGTTATGGATTTATTGATGCAGCTATTGACGGATATAGAGAAGAACATTTGTGGACAATAACTGCGTTTACTAGCGTTGGAAAATGTCATGGACTAGGAACAAAAATATTAATGTATGATGGTTCTATTAAAAAAATTGAAAATATTATTGTTGGTGATAAGGTTATGGGTCAAGATAGTAAGCCTAGAAATGTTTTGAGTATTTGTGGAGGTAAGGATAATATGTATAAAATTAAACCATATTATGGTTCTGATTTTGTTGTTAATAGTCAACATATACTATCTGTTAAAAGAACTGGAATGTCAGGAGATAAAATTTGGACAAATAAAAAAGGAGAGATCACAAATATTTCTGTTGAAAATTATTTAAAATCAAGTAATGGATTTAAGCATAGAAGTAAGTTATACAGAAAGCCAATTGAGTTTAAAGAAAAAAAACTATTAATTGACCCTTATTTTTTAGGAGTTTGGCTTGGTGATGGTGATGCTAAATCAGTAAGAATAACTAATCCTGATAATGAAGTTGAATTAGATTTAAAAAAATATGCAAAAAAATTAAAAATGAAACTGCATGTAAATAACAATGGATTATGTAAAACACTTTCAATTACAAGAAAAAATAAAAAATTAACAAGAAGTGAAGATTCATTACAAGGAACTTTAAATAAATTAAATTTATTAAAAAATAAACACATTCCAAATATATATAAAATAAACTCAAGAAAGAATAGATTAGAATTACTTGCTGGATTAATAGATTCTGATGGTAATGCTAGTGGAAATTATGCTTATGAATATTCAACTATTGATGAATATATAGCAAATGATGTTGAGTTTGTAGCACTGTCTCTTGGTTTTAGAGTTACTAAAAAAATAAGAAAATCTATTACCAATTTTTCAAATGGAAAAGTATGTAAAAGTTATAGAATTTATATCGGTGGACCAGTTTGGAAAATTCCAATTAGAATAAAAAGGAAAAAAATTAAAAAGTTTTCTTCTACAAGAAATCACTTAACTACTGGATTTAAAGTAGAATCATTGGGGATTGGAGAATATAGAGGTTTTACATTAGATGGAGATAATTTATACCTGCTTGATAATTTCATTGTTAATCATAATAGTTCAATGATGTGTAATTTGATTAAAAATCTTTTAGACAAAAATAAAAAAGTGGTAGTATTTTCTCTTGAAATGAGCAAGGAAGATATTGTTGGAAAACTATTAGCAATAGAAACAAGTTTGTCTCCGATACAGATTAAAAAAGGATTGACAGACAATGAAATATATCATCTGCAATCAATGGCTAAAACAAAACTTAGAGAAAAAGAAATGAAAATTTATTCTGAATGTTTTGATGTTGATAAAATTATTGCAACTATGAAAGTTGAAAATTTTAAGAAACAAGTGGATGTGTTTTTCTTAGATTATATCCAAAATGTTTCCGGACAAGCTAGAGATGAATATACATTATTGACTAATGCGATTAAAAAAATACAAAACTCTACCAGAAAACTAAAAACTACCACTGTAATTCTTTCTCAAATTTCTAATGAAGATAATAAAAATGGAAATATGTTGAATGTTTCCGGTAAAGGATCAGGAGCTATAAAAGCTGCTTCTGATTTGTTTATTTATCTCAAGCGAGAAGGTTCTGAAGAAGATATAATTGAAAAATATAGGACAGGAGAAGATATACCATTAATAGCCATTATTAACAAGAATCGACATGGTCGAATAGGTTCTGGAAAGCTCAATTTAAAGCAATTGACGGGAGAAATGTATGAGCCATATCAATAAATTTGACAAGATAATAAATTTAGAGTATAATTATGATATTCGAATATGAAATTCCTAAGTTTGGAGATAATAATTACATAGATAAGTTAAAAAGAAAAAGAAAAATAGATAAAACAAAAATAACAATAGATGCGAACAAGTTAATGAAAATTGGTTTGTCTAAATCACAAGCTGAAAATTTAATCCAAAGATTAATAAACTTAAAAAAATGAACACTACTTGGACAAATGGAAAACATCAATACAAAGGAACTTCAAATGATAGGAGTAAGAGACAACATTCAAAAATATTCAAGGGAATGAAAAGAGTTCCTGCTAATTTGGCGTTTGAAAGAATTGATTTTGAAAAAAAATGTGAAAAATTTATTTATAATTTTAATCCTAATAGTAGTTATCTCTGTAAAAATTGCAGAAACTATCTATGTGAAAAAAATATATGAAATATTCTAAAAAAAATCCTTGCATAAAATGCGGTAATACAGATGGAAATTTTACAGAATTTAATCCGACAAAAATAATTTTTAAAAAAGATTTTTTTGGAAAAATCATTAAGAGAATTTATATTGAACAACATATGAAAAAAGTTTGTTCTGAATGTGGATATTCATGGAAAGAATTTCCTCTTGATTTATACAAAGACCAAAGAGAATCAATAACTAATATTTTAAATATTTATGGAAATAATAAAACCACACAAAATAAAATCAAGGGTATGCAAAGAAAGTGATATCGACAGAATAGTAAGAGCTGCTAAAAGAATGTCACAAATGTGCAGTGAAAGAATAGGGTTTATGAAAGGAGGATACGCACTATCTCATCAACAGGTTGAAAATGAAGATCCATTAACATTCTTTGTTCTAAGAGAAGGAGAAACAATTGTTAACCCGAAGATATTAAATCATACAAAAACTACAGTTGATTCACGAGAGTTATGCCTTTCATTCCCATATATCAATAGAGAAATATTAAAACAAAGATGGAATGTGATAGAAGTTGAATACTATGGAATATATGGTGAAGGGTTTACTAAAAAAAGAAAAAGACTAAGCGGAAAAGAATCTCATGTTTGGCAACATGAAATGGATCACTTCGATTGTAAATATATTTTTGACATATAATGCAATTCATATAAAATTAAAAAATATAAATTTTAGATGCTATAAATAATATGAAAATGACAATAGGACTACCAATATTAAATCAACATGAATTAACTGTTTCATGCCTTAAATTACTAGAAAAAAATGCTTTTGAAATAGACGAGGTTGTTTTAATAGATAATTCTACTATTGGAGATTTCTTATCTTATAAACCATTACAAGAGGTTGACTCAAGATTGTTAAATAAAATTAAGGTTATAAGAAATAATAAAAATGTTGGAGCAATAGAATCCTTAAATCAAATTTGGAGAAATGCAACAGGAGATATTATATTTTTTCTTCATAATGATACTGAAGTGTTTGAAAAAAATTATGATGTAAAGTTAAAAAAAGCATTTGAAATTAATAATGATATTGGAATAGTCGGAGGATATGGAGCAAAAGGAATAGGAACAAGAGATATTTATACAAAGCCTTACGAAATGTGCCAATTAGCTAGAGGTGGGAATGTTTCAAACGCAAGAATGGATAAAGACATTCATGGATTTAGAAATTTAAAGAATGATTTTGAAAATGTTGCCGTATTAGATGGATTTATGATGGTTATTAAGAAAGAAATTATAGATAAAACTGATGGATTTGGAAAAATATTATTTTACCATCACAATCAAGACAACTTAATTTGTATTCAGTCGATAGAAATGGATTATGAAAATATTATAATTCCATTTGATTGTAATCATATAGGCGGTCAAACCGATGTAAAAGAAAATTGGACAGCAGGAACTGGAAAATCAAAACAAGATATTCATTCAGAGGCTCATCCACCATTATGGGAATATGGAAAAGGAAAGCTTCCAATATGGATTGAAGATATTTATGATGAATCTTTAGATAAAATTGTTGGATATTCATTATATATGGATAATAAATTAATTAAAACTAAACTATATGAATAAAATTCCAGATACAATTGAAATGATTCCAATTCTTCCAATGATTGGAGATTTTGCAAAAGGAAAAAAAGTAGCAATTGATGTAGGAGTTTGTAAGGCTACCGGCTCTACACGCTATATCACAAGAGCTATGGCAGAAGATAAATCAACTGATAAAGTGTTTATTGGTATTGATCACCTAGACCAAAGAGAAGATTTCTTTGAGTTAGAGCCTTGGCAACATTATGTAATGGGGGATAGCCGAGAACAATCTACTATTGAAAAATGTAAGAAAATCTTAGGAGATAGAAAGGCAGATTTGATTTTTATTGATACTGTTCACGAATATGACTTCCTAAAAACAGAATTAAATTTATGGAAACAACTTGCCAATGAAAATACCATTTGGTTATTCCATGATACTTGGATGTTTGGTTTCTATAATCATATGACTGATGCAATTAAAGAATTTGCACAAGAATCTGGAATATGGGAATTTGTAAATTTAACTAAAGAGGCTCATGGTTTAGGATTACTTAAACCAATTAAAAAATAATTATGCATGGAGAAACAATAGATTGGGTAGTGGTTAATACTGTATTGGGAGGAATGGATTATCCGACAGGAGAATGTCATAATGGAAATGCAGTTAAAGAATATTTACAATATGAATTTGAAAATGATTTTCTGAAAGAACAACCAATTTATAAAAAAGTTTTAGATATAGGATCACTGGATATTAATGGAACGATTAGAAATTACAGTTTTCTCAGGGAAGATAAACTTCCACAATGGAGAGAAATAATAGGATGTGAAGAATATATTGGTATTGATTTGATAGACGGACCGAGTGTAGATGTTGTTATGAATTCAAATAATATTACCTTTCCAGAAAATAGTTTTGATTTAGTTATTTCAATCAGCCAATTAGAACATGATAAAAATCCAGTTGAAACATTGAAAGGAGCTTATAATGTCTTGAAACAAGGAGGAACATTTTTACTTGCTTGCCCAACAGATGAAATAGATGAACATAAGTTTTTAGGTGGTGGAAATACTGAAACTCACAATGTGATAACTAGAGAATTATTAGAAAATTGGTTGAAAGAAGCTGGGTTTATAAAAATAAGAAAATTTATAACAACTCATATTGACCACCTAGTTAATGCTACAAAATGATGAACAGAGAAGAAAAAATAAATAAAGTAATTTCATTGTTCGATGCTCATATTAGAGGTGCAGGTGATTATCCGGGAGTTGTAGGAAGAACTGATGAATATATGAAAGAATTCATAGAGTCGATAATAAATAAAAATAGTTCAGTTCTTGATGTCGGATGCGGAGATTGTTATACATATGAATATTTAAAAGACAAGGTTGCTGTATGGGAGGGAACAAATAAAGGTATAGATTTAGAAAATAATAAATATAAATATCCTATTTATGAAATGGATATGCATTTCTTAAATTACGAAGATAATTTTTTTGATTTAATATTAGCAGTCAATGTTTTAGAACATTCATATTTTCCAGCTATGATGTTATATGAATTATGGAGGGTTACAAAACAATATGTATTTTTAGATTTCCCATTATCAATGAGTGACGGAGGATCGCATTGCCATCAAGAAAATCCAGACCATCATTATCTTATGACTCAATTTATGTGGGAAAAAATGTTTAGGATAATAGGTTTTTCAATAGTAAATAAAAAAATAATCGGAGCAGAGATTAAATATCTGCTTCAAAAAAAAGTACCTTTAAAAGCTTGCTAAAGGAGGTGTGTGATGATTAATTTCATTAACCCAAGAAGTACGTTCCTTCAAGAAGAAGGAATAATGCCTCCGTTAGGATTATTTTATTTAGTTTCTGCTCTTAAAAAAGCAGGAATAAAATCTCAAGTCATAGACTTGGGGTTAAATGAAATGATTCCTTCCGGACAGACTGTGTATATAACAGCAACAACTCCACAGATAAAAGAAGCCAAGAAAGCAAGAAGGAATAACTCCATTATTGGTGGTCCTCATGCTTCTATAAATCCTTGTGTTCTTCTTGATGATTTCCGTTGCGTAGTAGTAGGAGAAGGTGAGAATGTGATAGAAAAAATAGTCAGAGAAAATCCAACTGGAATTATCCGTTCACCAAGGATAAAAAACCTTGATTCATTGACTTTTCCTGATAGAAGCACGTGCCATAAATATCATTATATGATAAATGGAAAACGTGCTACCACAATGATCACTTCCAGAGGATGTAATGGGAAATGTTCATTTTGTTGTAAAGCTGTTATGAACAGAGGTATCTATCTTCGTTCAGTTCAGAACATAATAGACGAATTGGTTGTTATAAAGCATTATGGATTTGAGGCTGTAATGTTTTATGATGATTCAATTGCCATTAACAGAAAACGACTTTTTGAACTTTGCAAATCTATGGAAAGATTAAATCTTACTTGGAGATGCTTTGTTCGTTCTGATCAGGTAAATCAGGAGTGTTTCAATAGAATGGCCGGAGCAGGTTGTCATGAAGTGCTTATCGGAGTTGAGAGCGGAAGTAATGAAATCCTTAAAAAAATAAGGAAGAATGAAACCGTTCAACAGCATAAAGATGCAATAAATTTTGCTAAAAATGCTGGAATAAAAGTAAAAGCATTGATGATAGCCGGACTTCCTGGAGAAAAATGGGAAACCATTAATGAATCTCGTGATTTAATACTTGAAACAAAACCTGATTCACTGGATATAACAGTTCTCTCTGTCTATATGGGATGTGATATCTATGATAATCCTCAAAATTATGAACTTACATTTTCTGATCCGACTTGGTATAAAGGAAGATCTAATGAGTATGTAAGCACAGTATCTACACCTTATATGACAGCAGATGAAATTGTGCAAGCAAGAAATATGCTATGGGAAACATTTTTATCAACTAACTGAAGGTAGGGGGGAAACTCCCCCTACCTTACCAAAAATATGAAATATAATATAGAAATAGATGCAGACTTTGAAAACGATGAAACAAAAGAGGATTTTTTGGAAGACATTTTAGAAAAAATATCAGAATGGAAAAAAAGATGTAATAAAAGTAAAAGAAATAAAGTATCATTTATATGGAAAAAACAGCGATAATATTAATAACAAAAAATAGGATAAATCTATTAAAGCAAACTATATTTTCTTTAATTGAAAATACACCAAAAGAATTATATGATTTAATGGTTGTTGATGATGGAAGTGATATAGATTGCACACAGTTTTTAAAAGGATTATTTGATAGCGGAAAAATATCAGATTTGATATTTACAAAATTTGGATCTCCTTCACGCTGTAGGAACTTAGGTGCTGAAATTGCTAAAAAGAAAGGATACAAATATCTGTATCATACCGATAATGATATGTATTTTTTGCCAAATTGGTTAGAATCGTGTTATAATATAATTGGACATAAAGAAATCATAATAATAGGACCGTACTGTCATCCATTTTTACAAAAAAATAATGATAAAAATTTTGAATCAATAAATGTTGAAACCGTAGATGCAGTATCTGGAAACTCTTGGTTCATATCTACTGAAAATTATTTTTCATACGGACTTCATGAAACAGATGGAATAATGAATAGTGAAGATTGGGAAATGTGTCAGAGAATAAGAAAAGATGGTAATTTTGTCGTAAGATTACTTCCACATAAAGTTCTCCATTGCGGAGTATGTAATTCTAGGGGAGAAGCTTCAGTTGGAGCTGAAATAATGATAGAAGAACTTGGACAAGCTAAAGTTAAACATAAGTTAAATAATTTAATTTACGAATAAATGAAACATGGCGTAAACTTAGGATCAGGAAATCAACACTTTGATTCAAATGAAAAAATTGAATGGATAAATATGGATTTAGATGAAAGAGATGGAAAGGTTGAGGTTTCCGGAGATGTGTCTAAAAAACTTCCTTTTGATGATGAAAAATTTGATATAATGGTTGCTTCTCATATAGTAGAACACATTGAAATGTCAATAGTAAGAGATGTTCTTAAAGACTGGATGAGATGTCTTAAAAAAGACGGAGCACTATATATTACTGTTCCCAATTCAAGAGAACTGGCTGAAAAATATGTTACTCATGACATTGATCATTTTATTTTTTCTATCAATATGTGCGGTCCACAACATGGAAGTCCGGCCGATTCTCATAAGTGGTCGTATGATTATGAAGAATTATCAGATAGGCTAACTGATTTTAATTGCGAAGTATTAACTTCAAATAATCTACCAATAGAGTTAAAAGGTAAATTAGCTCTTGATTGGTGGATACTAAGCATTAAAGTAACCCATAAATAATATGAAAAAAGAACAACCTAAAAAAAAGAAAAAACCAGTAAAAAAGAAATCTAATTACTTCAATGATAAGATAATAGTAATAGGATTTGTTTATAAAGATAACGTACCAAATATAAGAAATAAAAAATACTATTAAAATTATGGCAAAAATTGGAATCATAATACCAGCAATAAATTGTTTAGATTACTCTAAAAAAACTATTAATAGCATAAAAACAAAACATGACTATGAGATAATATTTATAGATAACGGATCTACAGACGGAACAAAGGATTGGCTTAATTCAAGACCTGATATTATTGCCTATAAAAATCCGCTTATTTCCAGTCTTGCAGGATTATGGAATCTTGGTATAAAGAGAGCTATCAATGATGGATGCTCTCTTTTTTTAGTACTTAATAATGACATTATTCTGGCTAAAAATACTATTGATAATATGGTTAAAAAAATTGAAACTGGAAAATACATAATGGTTACTGGAGTAAACGATCAATCTGTTGAAAACCCTGATGACATGATGGATGTTGAAAAAGAATATGACGAAAATGAACCTGATAATGAACATCCAGACTTTAGTTGCTATATGATAAATAAAGCATTTATAGAAAAGGTAGGTTTGTTTGATGAAAATTATAGAGTAGCTTACTTTGAAGATAATGATACACACGCTAAAATAGCTTTATCAGGAGAAAAGGCAGTATCAACGGTTTCAGCTACCTATTACCATTTTTGCTCAAAAACATCACTTAATAACCCTCATTTATCAGAAATAATAGGAAACGCTTTTAAACAAAATAAAGAATATTTTAAAGAAAAATGGGGAATATATCCACTAGGAGATGTTCCAAATATGAGAGAACAGTATTATAAAACTCCGTTTAATAACCCTAATTTAACAATAAAAGATGTTGGAAGAATTATTTCACAAAATAATATATGGTCATCCCTATATTAAAAAAAATAACCAAAGGACAATCTATCATAAATACCTTAAAAGACCGATAGTTATCTATTCAAATAACTATCTAACTTGGGAAAAAGACGCACTTAAACAACTGGGATTAAGCCGTAATGGGTCGTGGATAAAAAATGGAAATCCAAAAGCAATAGATTTTCCAATAATCCTTAAATGTCATTTCTATTGCCAAGACAAAAGAAGAAGGGATTTATCAGCTTGCTTGGAAGGAATACAGGATGTTTTAGTTAAAGCAGGAGTATTGTTAGATGATAACTCAAAAATACTTATAGGACATGATGGAAGTAGAGTTTTTTACGATAAAGAAAATCCACGAACAGAGTTCTGGATATTGAAATAATATTAGCTTATGCAGAAGCAGAACATAAATTAACTTTAGTGTTGCCACGCCCTGCATAAGCTAATCATAGCTAATTAATAAATTTTAATATATGGAAGATAAAAAAATAAAATTGCTTTTTTATGGAGATTCTCCAACTTGTTCTACTGGATTTGGACATGTAAGCAAAGAAATTCTAAATGGACTTCATAAAACTGGAAAATATGATATAAGCGTAGTTGCTATAAATTATTATGGAGATCCGCATGATTTGCCCTATAAACTTTATCCGGCAAGCATCAATCAACAAAATGATGTATATGGAAGGCAAAGATTGCTTGACTTGCTAAGAAATAAGGATGATAAATTCGATGTTTTATTCACTCTTCAGGACACATTCGTAATGGCTACTATCGGAGAGCATATTAAAAAACTTCGTGACGGATTAATTATTGAAAAAGATGGTAAGAAAATACTTCAAAAAGGACAAAGATTCAAATGGATATATTACTATCCGATTGACGCAAAACCAAAGAAAGACTGGATTGAAAAATCAGTAAAATTTGCAGACATAGCCTGTCCATATACTAATTATGCAATGGAGAAATCAAAGGAAATACTTGATAGAGAGTATCATGTTATGTATCATGGAGTAGATACAAAAACATACTACCAACTAACAGAGGAAGAAAAAGAGGAATTTAGAAATAAGTTTTTCAAAGAAAACAACCTTAAAAATAATTTTTTAATGGTTAATGTAAATAGAAATCAGGAAAGAAAAAACTTATTCCATACTCTATTGGCTTTCAAGATATTTAGATCAATCGTTCCTAATTCTGTATTGTATACTCATTGTGATGTTATTGGAGATAGAGGTGGAAATTTAATAGAAGTAGCTGAACAATTAGGAATATTAGACAATTGGCTGTATCCAAATCCAAAAACATTTAATCAAGGAAAAGGATTTAATGATTCCTTCATAAATTCTCTCTATAATATTGCTGATATAAATATCTCAACAACTCTTGGAGAGGGATGGGGGTTAAGTTGTTCTGAATCTATGGCAGCAAAAACGCTAAATGTATTTCCTAATAATACTTCCTTAAAAGAAATATTAGCTGATGACAGGGGAATCCTGTATGAATCAGGAGATAAGCCAAACCACTTAACAATGAATGGTCCAATGGATAATAGTTTGATCAGACCAACAGCCAATATTGACGATATGGTTGAAAAGATGTTATGGGCATATTCTCATTATGATACTAGGAAAGAAATGGAAGAAAAGGCTTATCAATGGGTAATTGATAATATAACTTGGGAAAAGATAGTAAAAGATTGGGATAAATTAATAACAGATTCACTAAAATAGTAAAAAGCCTCCGATATGGAGGCTTTTTTGTTTGTTTTTGTTTCTAATATTTTATAATGAAATTTGTAACGACATATGGTTGCAATATAGAAACATCTCCGCCTGCAGCAGAGGTAATAGAAACTGTATGACTGTGTCCTGGACTACGACCTTGTGCCACTTCTGTTCCCTCTCCATATCCATCAACACCAGCTAAATTACTAGGAGTACTACCAGTATTTCCGGAAACTGCATGAGTATGTGTTGCTGCAACTTTAGATCCTCCTGCTTCTCCAAGTGAATCAAATTCTGTTTCTGCAGAGTTTTTACCAACAGGAACCTTACCTTTTAAATTAGGAAGATTAAATGTTGAAGATCCGTCTCCAATACCATAAGAATCTCCAATAGCAGAAAAAAGTGTTGCATAGGTTGTTCTACTAACAGCACTTCCATCACATATCAAAAACTCAGCAGGAGCAGAGCTTCCTCCATAAGGAAGAATAACACCAGCAGGAAGAAGTGTTTTTAAATAATTCATATTATCTTTAACGTAGGTGTTAAGGTCTACAGATGACAAAGTTTCTTTATAAGACCATGTTTTTGGTGATGTCCAAGCCATATTTTTAAATTAATTTCTTATCTTTTAATAAATTACTAAGTGATTCATTTTCCTGTTTTAATTCATTTATCTTTTCTGATAATCCTTGAATTGTATTTTCTCTATACCAATTATCCCTAAAATCTGCTATTTCTTTTTTCTTTGCCTCTGATTTTTCAACAACCTTTCCATCAATCACTTCAAATATCACTAGATCATTTTTTATTTTTAAATAATCTTCTTCAGATATATTAATGACTTCTTTATCTGAATGTGTTTTTTTTAATTTTTCAACTCCAAACATATCAACTGATCCAGTATTCATGACAGAATCAATTTCTCCTTTTTTGTGAAATAAATAAATCATATTTTTGATATTCTTAATCCAATTGTTATATTATAAGTATGTAAAGCTATTCCGTAAAAAATGTAAGCTTCTGTTCCCCTCCATGCAGGCATTGTCAATGCAGTATATGTTGCAGAATCCATATCGCTTTTTTGCAAACATATATTAGCAATATGATAAACATCATATCCTTCAGGAGCGGTAAATGTAAAAGCATAATATCCATTTGCATTAGTAGTTGCTGAAATAGCATAATAATACAAATCATCTGATAAGTGTTGTAGTTTTAAACCTTCATTCGGAAGAAAAGTAAATCCTGATATTCCAACATAAGTAGCGTTGGCTGTTTCAACTTTTATTATATGATTTGCATCCGTTAAGTCTGTCTTTTGCCAAATTAATGATCTTTCAAATTGGTTAGCACTATAGGTATTTACAGTTTCAACAAATTCATCATCAATATAAATATTTAACGCTCCGGTATCAAAATCTTTCTGTCCAAAAATTCCTATATTTTTTCCATCAAACTCATATTCCATTGTTAATCCTGATGCTTCCGCAAAAACTTCACATGCTCCAAAAAAATTATTTTCTATACTATCGCTTTTATAATCTATCTCCCATCCATAAGAATACACTATTCCAGAATTTGTTATCGGTATAAATGAATCAAAATCAATATATCTTCCGCTTACAATATTATATTCTTCTTGCGGTTTTAATGTTTCTTTGTAAAGCCCCCTTACTATCTCATTTGTTATTATTCTTGATTTTGACATTATAGATTAGAAATTGATAAAGTTATCGTAACGCTATATGATCTAGTTCCATAACCAAAATATAAATACCAAGCTGTTCCACTCCATGCTGTTGTTCCTGCATATACCGGATTATTATTCATATCTGCCTCTGAACATCTTACTCCTATAATATCAATTACCTGAAAATTTCCACTAGGAGTGTCGATAGTTCCTTTATAATATCCTCTTGCATTAGTTGTAACAACAACAGTATAAGAATAGACATAATTAGATAGTTGTTGTAACTTTATTCCCTCATGAGGAAATAACGTATATCCTTGGATTCCAACCCTATTTGATGATGAGCCTGCGTTTTTTGTTGCTATTTCACCTCTTAATTTATGAGTTTTTAACTCTAAATCTGTCTTTTTCCATGTTATTGCTCTTGCTTGAGCAAAAAATGGTTGGTATAAATCAACAGTCTCAATAAATGTTTCATCAACATACATATCAAGTTTTCCAAGGTTACTGGCTATTTCAGTATATATTCCTATGCTAGAACCTTCAAAATCTACTTCAAAAAAATCACCAACTACGCTTGAAACCATTCTTCCTCCTCCAAGCAATAAACCGACTTCTTCATCGCTCCATACTCCGCTGTAAGTTATAGTTTCATCGTTTCTTCCATAAAAATTATCAAATTCAATCTTATTAACAGACATTATTCCTGTTGAAATATCAGTATTTAAAGATCTATCAATAGTAGCTATATCAAATTCATTTATTATTCCTTTAGACTTGCTCATGATGATAATACTTTTTTAAACTTAATTAAATCTAAGTTTTGTACGAATTCTCCATCCATTCTCCATCTGTTTTTTGAAATAAAGTAATTATCATATGTTCCCTCAAAGCTATTTTGAACTCTTACTAGATCTCCTAATTGAAGATAAGGAACTCCGATACACTCGATTTGTATCAAATCTCTTGGGTCTTTAAGTTCTGCTAATTTTTGGTCTCCTAAAAGCTTAGCATACTCTTCAGAATCTATCAAGTCATTTTCTATCTGTAATTCCTGAACATCATATAGTCTTTGTGATTTATAATCTTCAGCTACATATTGAATATTCTTTTTAACCACTATCGGCTGTCCAAGGACTTGAAATTTTGTAATATAAATTGTTTCAGGATAAGTGCTGACAATATTTATCTTTATTGATTCAGAAAATACATAATGACTGGTAATAGCCAAATAGCTTGAAACATTTGTTCCTGTTCCGTCTGCCTTAGTATTAGCAATGATATTTTGCCCTATGGTTGGAACTTCTACATTAATCGCTGATACGCTAGAATCTGATGAGTAAGCAAATTGACACCAAAATTCTTGGATATTATCATAAGATAATGACGGTTGATTAGTATCATTATAAATTATAGTCTTATTAAGCAATTGTTTTGGTTGTGCTTTTACTACTATTCTATTCTTAATCTTATCTTTGCTAATATCATATTTAAGATCTAATATATTATCATTAAAATTAAAGGTATAAACAGGATTTTCATTCTGATTAAAATAGTGATTTCTATTCCAAAAATTTAAAATACCTTCTTCGTCAAAGAATATTCTTCCACCTTCAGCTTCTGCAATTTGTTGCATATATGTCCAAGCTGAACCTTCCTGAAACCACGCAAAGTCTATTGTATCAACCCCTTGTTCTAATTTTCTTCTTCCAACCGATATACCAACCATATCAGCCAAATATCCGATAAGTTGATCAGACCTGACATTTTGATATAATTCTGAGGTAATTAAAGTATCTTTTAGCTTATCTGTCCAATCATAGGCATGTATCTGAACAGTATCATTTTTAATATCAGGAACAATTTTATCAATAAGTCCTGTAAACTTAGGAACAATATAATCAGAAAATCCCACAAATGACTTAATGGCTCTTTTTGGATAAATCTTTTCTCCAATAAAATCTTCTTCTATATTAGTTGAATATGAATTTTTTTCTAACTGTAGATCATCAGAAACAGACCAAATGCCGGAAGCTACTATCGCCACTCTAAGATAATTTGTTCCTGACGGAACAGTTAATGTTGTTTCTAGCCTTGTCCAAGAACCGGAGACTAATGATGTTTGATAAGATGAACCTGTCAAATATCCTGTGCTAAAATCGTCAGATCCACTGGCAGATAATGTAAAAGCACTAAGGTTAACAGAGTGCTTTCCAGTACCATTCATATAGGCAGAAAATGTCCAATTTTCTGGAGATGTTATTGGATTTTTATACTTACTATCTATATTATATATAGGAACAATATCTGAAAATAAATATGCGTTCCATGATCCTGAATTATTTATCTGTAAAGACCTTCTTCCTTTTCTTACATTAAACTCATTGATAAAGAAATTTCCTCTATTTTCTTTAGTTTCCTGATAATATGTTTTAAAATACATATCCATTGTTCCATACTGTATCCATGCATTAGAGGTTATATTCCATAAAACAAAATTTCCTCCAGTATAATTTTGAGGAGTTGCTCCGTAAACTCTATAATAATAAGTATTACTAGGATTTACTTGCTCAACTGTTATAAAGTGTGTTTGTCCTGGAGTAACAGGACAAACAATGTCTATCACAGCATCTGAAGAAGAAGAATTAAAATAACTTGCTGGGTAAACAACAGAAGCTAAAATAGTGTTTGATGGAACTTTATTTCCACTAACCAACATTGAAGTCCTTATCTGTATTTTTAAAGGGGATGTATTAGAAGTATATCTTCTAGTTATCCTTAGAGCTATTTTAGATATATTGTTTTTAAGAGGAATAAATGATTGTCCTCCTATTGGAGTATTTATTCCACCAATATTTAAAATATTTGAACTACTGGTTAATTGTTCTTGATCAACAAGCTCTGAACCTCCAATATATTCATTCCAAAAATCTTTATTATCTTCAAATCCGGGATTAGCAAGCTTATTCTTATTTTTTCTAGGAGTAAACCTATTATTAGAATTATCAAGTTCACAATCCATATCAGAAGAAGAATATTGGAAACTATCCCCTAAAAGTTCAGAATAGCCTTCAATCATCTGGATATATTCGCTTTCATCAGAAAAAACATACGCATCAATATCCGATATAAATTCTTCAATATCAGCTCCGTCAGGATATGTAATTTTAGTTATAAGCGAATTAGAATCAACAAGACTTTCATCTATTACAAACCATTCCCCAGAAATCAATGTGCTTCCCCAAGATATATTTATTTTTGCTGCAGGATTTCTGGTGTAATAATCTGTTTGTTCAATTAATCCACTAGGCGGATTTATCATAATTGAGTCAAAGTTATTTCAAAATTAGACAATAAATCAGTGGCAGGAATGATATTCCTATCTCCTACATCCATATGGACTCTCTCTCCACTTATGGAAAATCTTGAATCATTAACAGTAAATGTTGCATATGGCTGGCTTGTTTGTAATCCAGATGTTGATAATCTGTTAAATTCATACAAAATATCAGCATAGTTTTGATTAGTGATAATATCATAACCAAATGTCCATATCTTTTTAACATTCTTTACAAATCTTCTCTTATTCCCCATAAGAGTAATATTATAACCTCCGACAACTTCGTTTGTTTCCGTAAAAGAAGATGGAGCATTTATTTCTAAGTCATTTATTTTTCCCCACATATTATTTTCTCTTATTATCTTCAGTTAATAATTCTTGTATCTTTCTGGCAAACTCTCTTTGTTCTCCTCTTGAAGCAACCATTGTTCCAACATTAATATTGATAACAGGACCACCTGCAGATTGCATTTGTGATCTTCCTGAAAGCAAATCAAATAAAGTGCTTTGCTGTGATTTATTTAAAACCATTTCTCCAGGGCTCAACATTGCAGGGACAGTGTCTTTCCCTCTAGCGAGAAAACCATTGGCAGCATAGACTAAACCACCGTTTGCATAACCATTTACAATTCCTCCATTAGCAAATCCAAGCATTTTTGAAATAGCACTTCCTGCGTTTAATCCTTTTTCTTTTAACCATCCCCAAACCTTTTTTAACGCATTTACAGCCTTATTTCCCCATTCTGCAAATTGATCTCCAACCGATCTTAATACTCCTCCAAAACCAGAATATCTATTATTCAAGTCTTGTAATGCTTTATCCATTTCTCTTGATTTATTAATTGCATTTTGAAGCTGATCATTAGATTTTTGTGTGCTTAATGATCCAACTTTTTGTTGAAAAACATCTAATGTTTTATTGTTCTGCTGTAACCATTTATTTGATTCTTCTATTTGTGAGTTCAATTCTTTAAAAGATTTAATAGCCTTTACTATCATAATTGTTGAAATAATAGCAAGAACAGCAACTAGTGCCCATAATCCTCCAACTAATCCAATAGCAGAACCAACAGATCCGACAGCACTAGAGACAGAAACAATTATCGTTCCCAATGATCCTAATCCTGTCATAAGAAGTCCTAATCCAGCTAATAATGGTCCAAGAACAACAACAGCACCAGTTAAATATAATACCCATTTTTGAGTTTCTGGAGAAAGTTTATTAAAACCATCTATTAATTTTGAAATTGTTTCTAATAATTTTAATTTATATGGTAATAATTGATTTCCTAAAATTGATTGTTGGTTTCTATATATTTGATTTAAAGTATCTAGTTTTTGTGGAGATGATTCAAGAACCTTTTTTAACTGCTCATTTTTAAATTTAAGATTCTCTGTTTCATCAGCAGAAACTCTTAATCCTTCATTAAATTGAGATATTGTTTGAGCATTATTATCAAATTCATATGATAAATCTTCTAACAATACATTAAGATTATTTATTTGAAATTTTCCCACCAAGGAAGCCATTGCTTCATTCAAGTCTGCTAGTTTTAACTTATCACCACTTTGTTTTACTTGTAATAATGTTTTTGCTAATATATTTAATTTGTCTCCAGCATTTGAAGTTCTCCAAGCTGTTGATTCCATATCAACACCTAGTACTTTAAATTGATCTTTTGCTTTTTGTGATTGCTTTGTTAATGATGTAAGTATACTTTTCATTGCATTTCCAGCTCTACCAGCAGGAATAGCGTTTTTTTCAAAAACAGATTGAGAAGATGCTAATTCTCTAAAAGAAAATCCTGCTTGTCTGGCAGTTCCAGCAGCCCTATTAAAAACATCAAGAATACCTTCTTCTGATGCAGTTGTTTTATCTGCAATTATATTTATAGCTGCTAATGCTTTTTCTGTTTCCATAGCGGTTAAATTAAATCCCATCATAACTGATTTAGTTCCATCTAGTGCTGTTTGTAGTTCTGTATCAAAAATAATAGCTGTTTCTGAAACAATAGACGCTAATTTTTCTAACTCTTTACTAGAATCTATTCCGGCTTTATTAAATTCAGCCATTATTCCATTTATTTCTTCTATTGGTCTTCCAAATTTATTAGAAAGTTCTGTAGCTACTCCCATAAGATTTTTAATATCATCCTCTGTTCCATTAAAAACCTTTCTAAATCTTGTCCATGAACGTTCTATTTCTACTGCCGTATCTACAGATGAATTAGCAAATGCCAACAAGGGAACAGAAACCATCCAAGTCATTCTCTGACCAAGAACATTTAACTGGCTTCCCATTGACATCATCTTCTTTCCGAAATTATCAAAATTGCCACTAACTTTATTAGCGACTTGAGAAGCTTGATCAATAGCTCTCATTTTTATCAAAAGCTCGTAATCCATTATTTTTTCTTATTTTTCTTAGATTCTTCTTCTGAAATTATCTTAGTTATAATTTCAAATTTTTCACATATGTCAGGACTTTGGTCATACCATCCACCGGAATCTGGCAAACAATTAAACTCTTTGCACATTATAAATAAAGAAAGCTCAGGCGGAGGATTCAATATCGGATGCCCTTTTGCCCAAGCTCTTACTTTAGAAATAAAATCTGTTTCTACTATTTTTTTTTATCAAAACCATTGAATTTCTTTATTTCATCATAAAGTTTCTCCGCTACATTACCATCCATTCCTTCATAAAGTTCTTCCCATTTTGCCTTATCATATCCGGCCAATCTTTCTCCGATTTCACCGACCAATATGTCATATCCGCATACTGCTAATTTAATAAGAGCCGCCCTATCACTTCCCATTCTAGTTTCAATCTCTCCCATTTGAGTAGCTTGGTTGATTGAAACTTTTCCAGATACTGAATCTTGATACTGCACTCTTTCTCCCTCTGTTAATACTTTGAATTCTATCCATTGATCATTAGATTCATCAAGATAGAATTTCTTTGTTTTTTTTACTCCAAAATATACTGTCATATTTTTGCTGATGAGCTATGGGGGAGTATCATCAGCGTTACTCCCCCATAGACTATATTAAAGTTTTTAGTAGCTCGCTTTTCCATTCCAAACATGGATTTCCATCATGTTTTGAGATGCTATCTTGGTAGCTTTCAATTCCAAAGGAATGACAACTAAGTCATCTCCTGAAGCTGGAACTGGAGCAGCCATAAATACGCAATTCTTAATTTGGATAAGAATCTTATGTGTCAAGACAGAAGTTCCGATCACTGTTGGACTGTCAATGATAACATCAAGTCTATCTGCATAAACATCGAATCCTGCAGTTGTTGCAGATGCTGTTCCATAGAATGACTTCCTATAAAGTTTAGAAGTAGTATCAAGAACTATATCAAGTTTGATATCTAAATCTCTTCTTTTCTCAGTAATGTCTCCTAAGAATCTTGTTCCTACTCGATAATCTTCATTGTCAAGATTATTTTTGTATTCTATTGAACAATTCTTAACTGAAACTGCTGTTCCTCCGATATTGATAGTTGCTTTTGAAGCAATCAATATTGGTGCTGTTTCATAAGTAGGTGTTGGAGTTGATCCTACTTTATCACTGATACCGACAATATCAAAGCTAGCCGTACAAGGCTCTGATGCGTTGATATCGAGAGTAAATCCTTCAATCTTGCAATCAGTGTAATCAAATGTTTCAATGTTAGTTGATACATTTTTCTTAATTGAAAGCCAAGGAAGAGTTCCAGATGCGGTAAAGTTATGCATATATGCTCCATTTCCAAGTGAACCAGATGATGTATATTTTCCTAAAGCTCCATAAAAAAGCAATCCCATAGCCTGTGGTCTTACGTAGGCATCCAAAGAACCAGCTATACGATAACTTCCCTGATAAACATCACTGATAAATGAATCCATCCCAATTTCAGCATCAGGAACAATTTTTTCACCTTCTGGATTAAGATCAACACTTGTAACCTTAATGAAATCAGTTGGTTCTGTGAAAGTTCCTTTTACTGGTTGTATAGCTAATCCTACACTGCCCGTTTCTGCTGTATAAGCCATAAAAGTATATAATTAAATTATTATTTCCGTTTTAATAAGCAAGTTGATTATGCAAAAATGTCCTAGATTACCGACCTTGAATTCTCCAGAAACATAATCGAAATCTTCAACACTATATCCATAAACAGTTTCTACAATACTATCTTTTGTCAAAGACAATCCGTTTAAATTTCCAGTATCTTGCTTAAAATATTTTATAATCCTATTAACTAATGTATCCAAATCTGTTTGTCCAGAATCATAATCAGCACTCTTATTAACAACCACTACGCTACAATTATAATTTTTTCTAACCGGACAATAGTTTCCAATTTCTTTATCTTCCGTTCCTGCTCTTTCAATTGCCACTCCGATAAATCTGTTGACTGTGATAGTTTGAGGAAACCTATTTTGGATATCTTCAATTTTTAAATCAGCATACAATCCATCTTCTCCCATATTAGCAGCCAATCCGTCTTTGATATTATTTAAAATCTTATTTCTCATATGACTTGTTTAAAAATCCATTCCCTTAAACTTCTTACTAATCTTGTCTTATCTTCTTTTTGAAATCCTAAAGTTTGTCTTTTGGGAGTTCTTTTTCCTAATTGATGTCCTGCAAACTTACCTTGCTCTTCTTTTCTTAATTGATTTATTCCCCATTCTACAGAAGATTCCCTAGAACTGATAGCTTTCTTCCCGATCATAGAAGTTATTTCATCATATAGATTTCCTGTTCTTCTAAGTATAGGAGCTGTTCCAAAACCTAATTTTTTCCTTTCTTCTTTAGTTATGGGAGATAGAGCTTTCCACTTATTAGGTCTTCCTTGAGAAGTAAAGTTTTTTTGAAAACTTTTATTCATTATCTCATCCGGCTGTCCTGATTTCATCCAATCATAAGCAATTTTGTTTATTTGTGAAAATCTAAGTAATCCTTTTTTTAAATTTTCTAAACCGATAACTTCAAACTTTATCATAAAGTTTTAACATCCTCTAATGAATTGTACTTCTCAGAATCAACAATTCCTTCAATAGCGTCATTATCAACTCCGCTCATCGGTCTGTCAAAAGTAGCATAACTATCAGGAGCAGATCCTTGAAGTATCCTATCATCAGTAGATTCAGAAGTATCTCTGGTAGCCAGTGAAGATAATTGCATACTCTCATCAACAAGCATTGTTAAAAGATTTTCAGCGTCTTTTATCAAACTTTCTGCGTAAGAATGTAAATTTTCAGCTTCTTGGACAGCAGCAACAGACATTAAAATATTTCCTGCTGATAATTTAGACTCAATAACTCTTAAAATTCCTTTATCCGATTCGTCTGTGCTTACAACAGGAACTGAGTAAATGCTTCTTATTCTTGCATTAATATAATTATAAGAATCTTTCCTAAAATTAGATATAACAACATTAGTCGGTGTTGTTAAATGTGCATATTTTTCTGTTACATCTGTATCTATTGAATAAGTGCTCATTTATGTTTCTTTTTATGCATCCTTAAACCATTACCGTTTTTAGCCACAAACCCACATTCATCACACTTAAAATCTACTTGAATAAATTCTGGCTCATCTTCTTTGTTATCATTAACTCCAAAAATGTGAAGATTTATTTCATTGCTATCAAATTTTAATTTGTCTAAAAACATTGTTTATGGACTTACTATTGGGCATAGGACATGCCCAATCAGTAAATCTACAAAAGTAGTTAACTTGCTATATTAGTAAACAATAGCATTAAGAAGTGCTTCTGGATGAGTGATCATTGGGAAGCAATCTAATCCTACGCCACCTTCGATTCCATAAGGATCTTTCTTTTCTTCAGTCCAAGAATAATAACCTTGTGTGTATCCAGACAAAGGATGAGCAACACGAGCAGTCTTTCCAACACCTTCAGGAAGAATATCAGTTGAAGGAAGCATGATTATCTTATTTTCAGCCAAGAATCTGGTAACAGTTGTTCCAGCCTCGTTGGTATAAGTTGAATCATAAATTCTGATCTTCAAACCGGTATTATCTTGAACAATCGTCTTAGCCATATCAATTGACTGAAGAGGATTGGTGTACTGAAATATTGTCTGCAATTTTGCATTATCTTTGATATAATTAAGAGCTTTTCTACTCATAATTATAGTATCCAATAAGATTCCAGTGTTTGTAAGAACAAGTTCTTGCCAATCTTGAATATCTTTCAATGGAGTAGCATTGGTTGTATCGCTCCAAAGATTTGTTGGAACAATTCCAGTTTGTCCTCCAGTAACTCCGTAATCAACAGAGAATTTTATCTTGCTTCCGCTTGGAGAATCAATTTTTCCAAGAAGAGCAGATACTTGCAACCATTCGATTCGATTATCAACAGCATCTTTGCATCTTTGCAAAGCTTCTCTGATTTTCTTCTTAGCAGCAGCACCCATTTGTGCAACAAGAGATGTAGAACCATCTACGATTGGCAACATGCCAGCTTCTCTGATTTTTCTTAAATCAGAAACATTGAATCTTTCCTTTCTTGCAATGCTAGCAACATCAGCATATGCTCTTTGGAATCCTTGTCTTCCGACAATTTCAGCTTCACCATCAACAGCCCTAAAGCTAGCCAATGGATTTTTAGCTGTTATAATATCCCATGTGATTTCCTCGGTAGGAGAATCATAAAAAGGAAGAAATTCAAGACCAATTTTCTGTCCACCCTTGTTCTCAAGTTTTCGAACAACAGCAGTCATTGTGGCCTGGTCTAACCCATAAACAGAAAGTTTTTCCGCCATATTTTTTAATTAATGTTAGTTAAATTTAATATCAACTTTTGAATTTCTCAAGAGTTCCTTGTAAGTAGGAGGCAAAGCTCCATCTGCAGAACCCATAACGATTTGAGATTCTAGTACTCTTCCTTCTACAAGAACTCCAACCTCTACATCTCCGTTTGAAAGATCTGCAAAAGTATCGTTTATTCCTACAATTCCATAGGAAAGTTGTCTACCATCGGAAGCAGTTAGGTCATAAGGACCAACCATACCGGAAGTAGTTGAAGGAGATGTTATTCTCGCAAGAACAACTCCTTTATTCAAATATTTTTTGCTATCAGAATAAACAGTAGAAACAACAGAGTCCTCAAGAGTGGCACTATCAAAGATATTTCCAGTCGTTGATGCTAAGTATTCCTTAATTGTAATTCCACTAGCAGGTGTAATTGAACGCATAATTTTTAATTTTTATTATTTAGTTTCATTTAAGAATTCGTCAGCTTTTTGTTCTACTGACTCTCCTGATTCGACCTCTTCAGGCTTTTTTTGTTCATCATTCTCAATTTCTTCCTTATCAAGTTTCACAATAGCTGGCATTTCATCCTTAATACCGATATACTTGTCAAATTGATCTTGTGATAAAGTTTTAGCAAATTCCATTTCCTTATCTTTCAATGCAGGTGTAATTTTTCCTTTTTCTACAAATTCATCAAATACTTTTGTGAATTTTTCCTCTCTTAATTTAGAAAGTTCTTCAAACTCTTTTGGAAACAATTTATCAAATGATTCAATTGCTTCTGATTTAGATAATTGAACTTCTTCCTTTTTTTCTTCGATAACTTCCTCTTTTACTTCTTCCTTAACTTCTTCTTTTACTTCTTCCTTAACTTCAATCTCTTCTTTGATTTCATCTTTAACTTCCTCTGAGGCATTATCTTTTATTTCTTCTGCCATGTTAGTTAAATTATTTAGATTAATTATATTTTTATTATCCTTAGAATAGGAGAATGTTGGCGATAGTCCTTCGACCTGTGGTATATCCACCCAAGCAACTCCAAATAATACCGGTGAATAAACAGTTCCTTCATTATCATCATAGGTTCCGATCTCAGAACTCCTGTTTACATAAGTTCCTTCCATAATCTTATCCCACATTTTTTGGCTTGTAATTCTAAAATCAGCAACCAATTTCTTTCCATCTCTTCTTAAATCACTGATATATCCGCCGACTTTATCTATAATATCTCCTCCACCGAAAAAACCAGGATGATCAGACCTTACTGGAACATTTCCAAAAATTTCATGAGCTTTCAAATAGTGGAAATTAGCAACCATTTTGTCTAAAGCTGATGTTTTATATTCTATTCCCCTGTATGTTCCAGCCTTAAAGACTTCCACTCCTTTAAGAAATTTACCTTCTTTAAGCGTATTTACCTTTTTTTCTTCCTCATCATCTTCCTCATCATCTTCTGTGTCTTTTGAAAAATTATCAGAAGAGAAAAACATATACCTAGTATCCTTTTCAGATACTGTTTTCCAAGGTTTTTCTTCCTCTAGCTTAGTTTGACTCATTATTGAAGTTTTACAAATAGCAATAGCAGATGATTTATCCTTACCTGTTTTCATCACCTTTATTACACATCTATCCATTTTTGGTGTTAATTCCTTTGGCACTCCTGGGTATGGCATAAGTTTAATGTTAATTAATTAAATAGTAGTTAAAATTTAATCATTTGTCAAGAATATAATCTATTACTAACTAAATATAGTTTTACGTTTTTACGTGATCCAGCTATTATATCTATTTTTAATCTGTTTCCCATTATAATAAGTTAGTATTTTATTTGGGTGTTTCCGTATCTTATAAGGTCAAGACAGATGGCCTTATTGGTGGGGTCTATTTCGTCAATTTCCAATTCCGTTAAAGGAAGATTGGTTGAATGGGTGAACCAGAACAAGTCTTTGTCTGGAACGGAGTAATAAATTTTGTCTGCATTGTAAAATAGTTTCATATTAAGCGTAATAAGTATTAGAACTAGCTAGAACTGCGATGTTAGTGTCGCAAGTTGTAAATGTAATACCAGTAGAATGAGTGCTGTTGATAAATGAGTTTAACTCTAGGTAAATTCCAGTGGTAGCTGTATTTATATTTCCCTGAACATAATCAGTTGCAGAT